TTGACCTTTAGACTTTGGGAGAAGAGCTTTCGCCGTCGATGATAACTTCCACGCTAATTTATCACCCAGCGCTTCCTGTAGCTTCATAATTTCTCTCTAGTATTTGACAATCGCAAATGAAGTTCTTCCACCACCTTCATTCAAAGTAGTGATAGATCCTGGATCATAACCTTCCGATGCTTCACTGGCCAGAAAAGCCTTACGGAATCTGATCATACCTTTAACACATGTGACTCTAAAGCCATTGGTGATCTCAGAAAATTCAGGGCCTTGAAGTGTATCATTTGCAATCTTTTCTATAGCTGCGATGGACGAGACCTTCTCAACTTTAGGAGCTTCAACAACAGGTACTTGTTCTTCGGTAACTGGCTTGGGAGCCACCTCTTCTTTGACTTCTACTTTCTTTTCGGTCTTCGGTGCTACAATATTCTTTGCCATGGTTCCTCCTTAGACGGCTCTGCCGACGATATCATCGTTCAGGAACTTCACTTCCCAAATAGAATTTTCTGGGAATGATACGATACCATTGTTAGTGTTTGAGGCTGGTTCGAATGCATAAGTCGAATAAGTCCTCCCATCAACAGTGCCTGTCCTATTAAATATCTTTAAGGAAGCCACTGATCTAATTTTGTCCGAGGCTTGGATGAGTGCTGAGATATCTGGTAGCACTATGGTATCATTGAAGTTCGAGTTGGCTATGTCCAATTCATTCCTAAGGATGAATAGACCTTCCAATAGAGCTTCATTGATATTCACTCCAGGTTCAGGGACAACTGCGAATTCAACTCCAATGTTGATGACATCGCCATCAGTCAGCTTAATGGAGTCAGAGAAACTCTTGAATTGTTTAAGGTATGTTTCGATGTTGTTCTTCAGTACCGCACCAGGAGCTGCAAGATAACCATCTCCATCCTGACCAAGCAATAGGATTTCTACACCAAGGTTATTGGTTGGATCCTTTCTAGCAGATGATCTGAAGATCGTACCAAACTTAGGAGGCATAGACATAACCCTAACCTGATAATCCTGCAAGGTGGTCATACTAATCTTGGATGGAATGGATCCTATAGCATTGTATCTGATCTCATCAATTGTTTCCTTATCTTTACCACCACCGGCTGGTTCTGTATTGCTTACTGATAGTGAATTGATAATAGCATCTGTGACCGTACCTGATACCGATGTAATATTCGCTGTAGCAAATTCAGTGTTTACATCTCTCAATCTGGTAATTGTTCGCGAGCCAACATTTGTATCCAGTCCGCCACCATATCTATATGCGATAGCGAGATCAACATTTCTTGGTGCGACACCAAGTGATTTCGTCCTTAGGAAATTTGATGAGTCAACATTTTGTGGTGTGAATCCAGAGACCGATCCTCTAAGTGAAGGAGGCAACACAAAGTCCTCTGGGTTAGGGATAATGTCTGCATCAGCCGAAACAAGAGTTCCACTGCCAAATCTAATTGATAACTTTGAATCAGGCTCAGGTTCAACAACAAATCTTCTTGGGACTCTAGTAACCACCAATACAAATGGTGTATCACCAGAAGTGCTTGTGGTATTGGGTTCACCTTTGAAAACCGTTTCCTGTGCCAAATAGTCCACTTGGAAATATTCATTTCCATCACTGGCTGAGATCGATACGATCTCTGTAATGTCTGCATCAGGAAGTTCTAGCTTTAGGAATGGAGTAGCTACAGTACCAGCTGAATAATTGAATACCTTCGATTGACCAGCAGCGGCAGAAACAGATGAGATTGATACTTCGACATTAGAGCCATCGGTGGTTACTGTTCGATTGGTAGTTAATGAGAAGTCTACATCCTCAAGGATTTCAAAGCTCTGTTGTGGTTCAAAGTTTGTAACAGCTCTACTACCCTTCTTCAATGTGAATAGGGTTGAACCACTTGTCGAAGCTACCATTGTGGCTGACACGGAGAGGTTGACCACTGATGGTACTTCAAAGAACGGTTTGTAGCCATAGGCCTTAGATAGGGCCATGACATTCTTCTCTTCAATAGCTCTGGTTATGAATGATTCATTGACCTGCCTATCAGTATAGAACGAAAGCATATCACCAATATAGGCAATCAACTCTATAAGAGCCATACCTCCAGACGCTTCGTTGAAATCCTGGAAGTCATCTGGAAAGTTTCTCTTGACATAATCGATCAGATCGCCTTTGATCCCATCGAAATCTCTATTGAGATAGTTGATCTCTCTTACTTGCTTTTCACTAATCAGTGGCATGTATATTCTCTATTTTACGATTGCTTTGAAAAAGTCCGTAACCGAATTGTACTTCTCCTGTATCTTCATATCGATCAGGTTTTGCTGACTTATCATCAGAATCATCTTCGCTTCTATTACGACTTCATTACCATTGGCACGCCAGTCAATTTCATTCAAGCTTTTCGCGCCTTTTCTATAGTAACCATCAAGTGAATGTAGAAGATCTTCCTTGCTCCATACATCACCTTTACTTAAAGTGTATTGTGCACTATCTTCAGCTTCCTCTTCCCAAGATGCCTTATCACCTTCATACTCTTCATCGCTATATGGATGAAGCGACTTCCAATGATCTACATGATCACGATATAATTCCTCGTAACTTTCACCGTTGATGTAATTATCTACACCACTATATAGACCACCAATCGTTAAATCACCATCATCTCGATTTGATGTCTGAAAATATTTAGCCTTATTATCAGGCAATAAGAAATAGGATTGAGGACCATAGGTTGAATGAATAGGTTTCCATGACCTAATCTTATCAACAGGCTTTGCAAAAACCGCTTGGTGTCTTGAGGCCACTTTTGGATAATGCTTTGCTCTAAAATCTTCTATGTAGTCTATTATCTCAGGGTCAGAATTCCTTGGCTCCCTTGGTGGTTGCTTCATTAGTAGATGAGTTATGGTCTTTACTCTAGCAGTACCATGAGTTAATGCGTGACCCTTAAGTAAATGCTTTACAGCATTACTAAATTCTGGATAGTTGATTTCCTTGACCAACTTATCCATGTCACGTTGGTTATATGCTTCACGTAATTGCATGACTATCCGTTGATGTTCAGCTGAACCGAATCACCCAAAGCCTCGGCATTGGTAAGTACGTAGTCCATGTTTATCTGTAACTGATTGGTTTTTACATTGGGATCATCTCGCTCTGTCAACAGATCGATCGATACCAGTTTGACATGAGGCATCCATGTAGCCAAAGCTACATCGATCTCAGCTTTGATTCTCACTTTCATCTCAACGTTATCGATATTATTGAATAACTCACCAGCAAACACAGAAATGTCCGTCCCGATATCAGGATTGACTACACGCTCACCTTTTCTTGTGAGCAGCAACGTCTTTATGTCTTCCCTTACTGCAGCTAGGGTATCTTGATTTGATTCAAAGAAACCCTTTCTAAATGCCCTAAGGGGAAATTTCAGGTTGATCCCGCGTGCCATACTAGTTCAACAACTGGTTTGAGCTCAGGTGATCATCGAGCTTCGTTGTTATTTCATCGAACTCTCTATTGATGTCGGCTATAGAAGAGATCAATTCTCTATTTTCCATACCAACAGCGATGGTATGTGTTGGTTGGTCAGCCACCGAGATCGTAACCGTCCTGGTAACCGTACCACCTTTTGTAGGAACATCAATAATATCCGACTGCGTAAAACCATTGACAATATGCGTGTGGGCCAAAAGGATTTGGGCTATACTTTTAACAGTATCGTTGCTATCCTTCAGGATACCTATCAACCCGGTAAAGAATTCATTGAGCTCATTCCCGAGTACTGCGTTCGATAGCACTTCACCAGAACCTTCACCTTTGGTTATATTAACTATCCTTTGGGCCACACTTACAATATGATTAAGTTTTTCTTCGGCTACTGGTTGGCCGGTTGAATAATACTCTGAAGGACCAATTGCTGCATCTTTACCAGAGTCAGGGAGTGGTAGGCTTGTAATTTCAGACAGCTTTGTATTAGCTGCATGGATGGTCTTAGTTTGCAAATTACCAAGAGTAGCAGACGCATCGTTAATCGAATACCTTCGGCCCTCTTTAATACCAAACTCTAATACACCCCCGCCCGTCACCTTATTATAGGTATGACGAATAAACGTATTTGTACGACCTTGCTGAACAACATCTCCAGGATTCAAAGGTATTGTATAGTTTGGTAGCGCCGATCCTGGACCTGGTACAGCTATATTCTTTACATCGAATGGGAAACCATATTTTGTCTGTGGTGTTTCAGCCTGCGACCATGATCTTGCAAGAACTTTATTTAGCGGTGTCGAATCATTAACTCGACCTATCCAAAATCCTGCAGCAGCCTTTACTTGGAACTCTCTCATTATCCAAACTTCTTCACCAATTTCTGGTAGTGAAATTGTATGAATCGGTAGGAGTGGTGCAAACCAAGACATTCCAGATTCTGTACTTGGAGATATAGAGCTTAGATCTTCACCAATTATCTTTGCCTGGATACTATATGGTGGAGCAACCGGTTCTGACCCTGTCGCATCAACCACATCTTTTATTGCAGTGACGATACCTCTGACAATAACTGGTGTACTTTGCTCATTAGCAGACCAGCCTTGGGTCGCACCAAAACTCTCAAGAACTCGGTTCCCCGGATTGAATACCTGGCTTATTTGATTCTTCCCCATCCGATTCCTCTAGCTCCTTAATGGTAAACCCTCTACTTTTCAATTCCTCTTCCAGGACCTGTATCTCTTTGCGTTTTTGTGCTATCTCTAATAACGGCTTTTCAATTTCCGTTAGAAGGATATCCAACACATTGAGTAGTGATACATATCTTGTAGAGATATCTTCATCAGGTACACTTTCTAATTCACTCATTCAATATGCTCTCTTTTTGTTTCTACATATAGGAACCTTAGTTTACCTATTGCCCGAGTGATCTTTCTAGCAGGTAGATCAGTGGCATTCTTGATGTAGACATACAGTTCCTTCTTGTTATAAATATCGAGAATCTCATAGTTTTTAAGGATATCGACCACTATTGCTATAACTGAGATGTCATCATCATTGAAATCTGGATGAGATTTAATCTCTGAGAATCTATCAATCAAAAAGTCGATGAAATCCTTTAGATTATCATCGACTTTCTTTTGCTTGTGTATATCAATACTAGTCCCATTCATGATAACTTCTTTGTTCTCATCATCAATATGGACCAGTCTCTTTGTTTTTGTAGACTGTTGAATCAACCAATTTTTCGATACAGTACCAAAGTATGAATACGCCTTCTTACCTTTTTCAGGATCGAAACGATCGATTTTATCATACAGGTGAATCATCAATTCATGCTGTGTATATGGAAAATCAGGTAACGTTCGATTGAAGTTGTATGTGAAGAAGATGTTTTCAGATAATTTTGAGAACGCCGGTTGAATGACATCAGTAAATAATTGGTGCCTTAAACTTTCATCCTCAGAGATGATGAAGTCTCTTATAGCATCTTCCTCCTTCATACCCCAGTACATATTTTTTCGTGTCTTACCCATCATAACTCCTTAGCTTAAAAAGACAAAACCCCTCTTAATTTTGCAATAAGCCAAAGAGCTAGCTTTTTAAACTATGTGTTTGAAGTTTGTCTGATATCCGGTTCTATAAGTACACATTCAAGGACAGTGTTATAACTATCGGCATTGATAGATTCCTGGACTCCTACAGTCATATAGATACCTTGAAGGTTTGGAATAAGGCCTGTTACACGAATAAGATTGAAGACATTCATACCTACTGTACCATGAATTGTAATTGAGGTTCTCTTCATATAGTAACCAAACAATTGACCAAATACAGCAGATTCTCTATGTACAGCTCTAAGTACTTTTTGATAATATGAAGGATCAGAGCTAATGAATCTAGAGATTTCAGATGCATCAACTGTAACATTAGTATCAGATGCTTTTTCTCTCTTACTTATGAAACCGGCCAATTCTTCAGACAGACCTATTGTAGTGATGAATTCTTGGGATAAATCAACCTTGCGCCCTGTGGCCGTTGACATTGGTAGTTGATATACAGTTCCTGCATTAGGATCAACCTTACCATTCATATCTATACTTTCGCATAGCGAATTTTTATCACCGAATTTGATATCAAAGAAAAGACCTGAATGAATAGATGCGCTATTAATTCTCTGTATAAGACCACCCAGATCGATAGTAGCCACAAATATTTCTATAGCATTGTCAACCATTCGTGTCTCTATTTTCATTCCTGGAATGATATGAGTATTATCATCTATCATTTCTCTAATAACACGCAACAGAGGTGTAGTACCAACTTTATCTGTAAGTATGTCTTCTACAACCGATGCATCGACAGGCACATTAAAGACATTTTCCAATGTACCATTTGTTCTAATATTGGTTTGAACATCAGCAACGCCTTCGGTTTTAAGATTGTTGATAGTACTAGTGAATATGTCATTGATGGTTCTTTCATTCACTCTTCTATAGATGAAACTAATCTCTTCTGTATCTGCATCATTATCTTCTTTAATGGATTCCTTAATAGCTTCAAGAACATAACCCAAATAGAAGAACGAATAATGATCATCCACAATTGGTTCGGCCGCACCCGGTGAAACAACTGTTGTCTGTCCAGGGTCTGTCTTAGCTTCCAATGCAACCAGCCGTCTAGTAAGACCATCAATCCTTTCCTGAGTTAGATCATCTGCAGGAAGACCTTTGCCACTAAGCTTGACTTCCTCTTCACTAATCTGTGCTTTTAAGGATTCTATTTCAGCCTGGTTTGGATCTACTACAGTATCTGTAACTTCATCACCATCTGGAGTAGTTGATGTGTCTGGTTGTCTAGTTCTGGATATCTTTATACCAATATCGTCTGGCAATTCAATAGGTCTACCCGCTTCAGTTCTAAAGTTAGTCCCTTGTCTTGCTAACACTCTACGCTTGACCCTAGTTATATCTAGCCGATTGCCTCCAACCGAAGGCCCAACAAATTCTGGTTTTTGCGATTCGAATATGCCAAGCTTCTTCTTTACCAAATCAGATATACTACCAAGTCTTTTGGTTGTAAGCAAAGTATTATTTGCGGCGAAGAAAGTTAAATTTGCATCGAGGTGTCCATTCTCATCAAATGAATAACTAAAGCCACCCATTCTAACTAGAGCAGATTTCCAAAAGCCGCTATGAACATCTTCAAGATCTACATCTAAAGTTTTTGGTATAGGGTTGCTAGAATTATGTATTGCTTCAATAGGCATTGGAGCAGGATTCTCTACACCAAAGGTAGATCCATCAGCAGTACCCCAACCCCATCTAATAATAAAAAGTGTATTAAACATCGATAACCTTTGCAATTCAAGTCTGCTATCGAAATCTGCAGGATCTGTTATTGTAAGCTTTACATTGTAAGTGGTGTTCATTGATTCACGGGTACCTCGTGTAATCTCCATTGTCTGAAGACCAACACCTCCGCGATAACTTGGTTTGGTAGAAAGCTGTGGTGTAAACTTAGCTATGTTGGCACCGTAAACGGTTTCACGTGGAGCGATAGTTTCAGTAGGATCATTTCTCACATTAATCCTAAACAAACTACCTTTCCATGTATTGTAAGCACCGGAATTGTTATTGAAATCTTGAAATTCAGTAAGATCCTTACCTCTGAATACAGCCATCATGTCTAAAAATGGAACCAAACTTGATAGCTGAAGTGAAGATGAATTCAGCTTTCTATTCCATCCCGATACAACATCAACATCTAATTCATTGGGTGAGTTTTCAGCCATTAGTCCTTATCATCCTGTTTTTGCTTTATGACATTTTGTATAACCGATATGTCTGTAGGTATCCTCAGAGTTGTACCTGGAAGTACTGCATTACCAAGGGGCAGATGTATATTATTCATCAAACAGATCGCCCACCAATATCTACCATCGCCAAGATATTTTGAAGCGAGGGCATCCAACCTATCACCATCAGAAAACGTTATGGTGATATCGTTATCGCTCTCTATATCACTAGCTTCTACAGGTGGGAATGTTGCCATTCTATTGATCGATGATTCTGGATCATCGACCTGACCTAACATTGCGTACCTTGATATAGCTACCATTTATCCCTTCCTTGTTAATACCTTAGCGTAAGATTCACCAGGAGCGCCATCAGCAACTCTATCTCCTGGCACCTGGATAAGTCTATTATATGCTGACGCATCACCAGGTTCACCTTCCTTAGTTGCTGTCGATGTTCCATTGATACCGGCTTCCAATCCCCAATAGAAATTGAAATCCCTATCTGGTAGAGCTGCATGAATAACCTGAACCGATAGTGATACCTCTACTGCCTGGATCATTCTTAGGCCTCGGGTGATTTCCCATTTACCACCAGGGCCCATATAGTCCCAATTGTATCCAAGATTCCTTATGAATCCAGGGACTCTTTGAAACTGATCACCAATCGTAACCCTAATAAGTGGTCCTTCGTTTATTCTACTAACTTGAGTGGTTGCATTGAAATCATATGAACCATAGGTTTGCTGTGCAAGCCAATTAACTCTTTCATATAGTTGTTGCAATTGTCTAGCTGAAGATGCAAAACAAACGAATCTAAGATCCAGGACTCTGTTGGTATTTCGATAAGTATGAATCTCTTCAGTTCTACCAAAGAAAGCTTTGGATGACCAATTGGGATTGTATGTTTCGTTGATCGAAGCCAATGCGGCCTGTAAGAAGCAATACTGTTTTACTCTATCCGAACCGCCTCTATTTTCAGTCTCCATCATAAATGGGAAGAATTGATTTTCAGATAGGCCAATAGATTCCATTGCCTCTGCATCGATACCAAGGCGGGCGGCAGTATCGGCGATCGAATCTCTATATGGTGAACGATAGTTTAGATTCGATTGAATAACAGCTGGGTTGAATTGAGTCGAATCGGCATCGATGTTATCTGTAAATCCGCGATCTTGTCTTTCTAAATTATATTGAGTTTCATCATTATTAAAGTTATGTACTCTTCTAGCACGTGGGTTAATATTGCCTCTAGAATTCATCTCTGGCTCCTCTAGTGCGGTCAACCCTACGCCTGCAATAATACCTTCACCTAGTGTCCTTGACCCAGGTGCTTTCGCTCTATTACCGTCAGAAGCCTTGCCATAGAGCCGTTTAAACGTATCTCCTTCATCACCTGGGCGGAGGAGGTTCTGACCGAGTAGTTGGTCAAGAGAATACTTTCTTGGAGCGGGCTGAGGTGTTCTATTGAAGCCAGGTTTGAAATCGATGTCCGCTATAAGAGCATTGATCTTATCCAGTTCATTCGTGAAATTTTGAAATGACATACCACCTCTTCTGAAACTACTTGTCAGCTGTAATAGATTCTGCTGTGCCAATCTTCTTGCACCAGGTGATCCTAAAATCTGACCCAAGATTTGTCCTCGTCGGGCTGCTGTTTCAATCTGATCTGTATTAGGCGCATTATAACCAGAACCATTAGCATCCATCTGTTCTTTTACATAGTTGTTACGATGAGTATACTTATGACCCTTAGGTATATTGGTACTGAATAGGAAACTGAAAGCCGATTCAATCCTTGATGTATTATTGGTAGCATGAAGACCTTGATTAATATTGTTCTCTTGTTCATTGCGAAACTTTCTTTCAAGATTTTCATCTGGGCCTCTGCCTTGACGGTCACGGCCTTGAGCTCGACGTCTTGCTGATTGAGCCACACCAACCCTACCATCATAATTTATCCATCTATCCATAATGGCTTTAGGGCTATGCTGTTCACCGTTGATAACGTCAGCTAACTGGAAGAACGTATTGTAATCGATCGTACCTTCCTCTACTTGCTTAAGTAATCTTTCAAGTGCCGCTGTTGAAATTTCTGCCTGGCTCTTGCCTTGATATTGATTGGCACCAAAATTGGCGTTGCCAGTGGTAGGTGATATATTACTAGCAGCCAATCTAGTTTCCAGATCTATACCTGGAGCTTCGGGTCCTGGAGTGCCTTTCTTTTCGTCATGCTCTTCCCATAAGTCAGCCAAAGCTCGGACTATTTTTCGTTCACCGTTAATAACATCGGCGAGTCTAAAGAAGGTATTGAAGTCAATAGTATTAGCTTCAACCTTTTTCATCAATTGCTCGAGTGCAGCAGCAACAACCTCTGAGCGTGTGATCCCGGTGTATTGATTGGAAGCGAAATTACTATTACCAGCAAATGGTAATAGATCATTCCTGCTTATGGCATCAGTATATGCCGCAAGGATATTCTTTCCTTTGACGTCTAATGTTTCTCTAAATGTTGCCATAGTTATCTCTTAGATTTGATATGCCTGATCACCTTGATGATCTGTAACAACTTCAGCCATTTTCTTACCATCAACAACAAGATTGACGACCACTGGCTTATCCCAATCACCACCATTTTCAAGACTAGAACCTGGAGCGCGCCTGTTTGGTCTTGTTGTACCTGGTGAGCTTGTAGTACCATTACCGCTTGAGTTTGTTCCAACACCGCCAGTTGCAGATTTAGAAATTGGTGTGGCTGACTGAGGAACAGTGACTGCTCCACCTCCTCCGCCATCAGAAGACTGTGACATCTTACCAGTGCCAATAGCCATAGAATCGAACTCCTGTAGATATGCATCACGTTCAGAGTTCGTCATTCTGTTACCAAGTAGTACTGCTAATAGACCTTCAGATTCTTGCCAACCAAATCCAGTTTCGTCCGCTATGGCCTTGACAGTAAGATCCCATGAACCATCACCAGGTCCACGACCAATAGCATTCATCAAATCCTTTGGTCTATTGAAGTGCTTAAAACTACCCTTTTTGAGGGCATCCTTAATACCACGGGTCTTATTGATAACATCTTTTCTAGCAGTCTTCTTATTTTTACCCTTCATCAGTTTACCAATAACTAATTTACCAACCATATACGCACCAGCTGCAGCCATAAAGGCTGGGTTACCAGAAGTCATACCAGCCACAGCGAGAGAATCACCAACTGCTACGAGTGATTCTCCAACAGATCCACCTTGAGCAAAAGTAGAAAGGCCGGCCATTCCAGCTTGGCCACCTGGACCTTGCATAAACTGGCCTACCTGTCCCATTTTACCACCTTGGGCGGCCAGCTTGCCGCCGGCCCAATCCATACCTTGCTGAGCATGACCCGATTGTACCAACTGGCCAGCCACTCCTCTTGCACCTCCATTTTGCCAAGCATTTACATAACTCATACCGGTAGCAACTATATTGCCAATGTCACCAAGCTTTTTAGTTACACTATCCCATAATGGTTGCATACCTTCTTTAAGCTGGCTAATTGAATCTTGCCAAGCCTGAGGAACCATAGTTTCATATACATGTTTCAGTGTAGTACCTGTAGCCATTTCAAAGGCACCAACAGCACCCTTGAACATAGAACCAATACCACGCCAATCGCGAGATCTTCTATCCTCAAGTTTAAGTTGCCTTCTGAAGATTTCATCCTCTTCCTTACGAAGATCTGCTCTATATGAATCTGCCTGAGCCTTGAATTCTGCTTCTCTTCTTCTTTGTGCAGACGGATCGGCAGCACTACCAAGAGTACCTTGACCTGACATGCCTGCAGCAGCTTGCTGTGCTTGAGCCAGTGGGATAATAGATCCACCTCTTGCCAAGCCATGCTTATAGCTCTTATTCGATCCGCCATTGAATGGAACAATCATTTCTGGACCAGCTTCACCTACAAGAACTCTAGTTGGCTTGGTGATTATACCACCCTTTGCTTGACCACTTAGAGGACGAGCTTGCGGAACAATACCAGAGCTAAGATCCATATGACTACCAGCATATGCAGACATTGCACCACCAGCTATCAAAGCAAGACCCGACGCTGCGTTTTGTGCCGTAGTGCCCAGAACTTCAAGAGTAGTAGCAGCATCTTTAGCTTGCTGATCAAGTAGACCAACACCTCTTTCAACAGCTTCGGCGGATACATCAACATCAGCAAGGATATCTTTAATAGCTTTGCCAGACCTAAGTTGTTTAACCATCTGTGCATCCACTGTGCCACCTGTAGCATCAGCGATAGCCTTTAGAACAGATCGGCGATCAAAGTTCTGCTTGGATCCCTGCATGGCATTTTGCAGTGTAGTCAATATACCGGCTATATCACCTTCATCAGACATCTGGAACATTTCTTGGCCAGAAATATTAGAACCAGCACCTAAGATTGCATTCAGTTTTCTAGCTGCGTCTTGGCCACCTTCAATATCCAAGAACGTTTCAGAGACACCAGCTATCTGAGAAATACTAGTTCCCATTCCCTTAGCCAATGTAGCTGCTTCACGAATATTGGCACCAGCACCAGACCAATGTAATGATACCTGTCTGGAATTCTGCATAATATCCCTCATAACAAGACCTGCTGAGACACCACTTCTATCCGCAAAGTCGTGGGTCAGTGCAACAAATTTATCCATTTCATCGCCGGTAGCACCATATGCTTTGGTCATATTCTCAGCAAAGTCAGCTGCCTCATTAGCATTTACACCATATGCCTTTGTCCAAGTAGTAGCTCTCTTCATCATACTTTCTGTAGTACCCTGAAGTGTACCAAACTGCTGAGTAAGAGCGACAGCCACATCCTTTACTTCATCTACACTAGCACCATACTTAGACATACTCATTGCAGCCTTACCAATATTAACCACCATATCATTGGTATCTTTTCTAGCAAAGCCTGTACTCTTTGTAAGTTCTGCTTTCATTACATCAACACTATGAGCCAACTTAGCTATACCTATAGCAAGTCCTGCTACCACTCCAAATATACCAAGCTTGGTGAGTGATAACCCACCACCTGCTCCACTAAATACTTTCATAAAACCTTTATCAAGAACCTTGCTTATTCTTGGTATGATCTTTTTGTCAAAGGCTTCTGCGATTTTATCGCCGACCAATGGCATAAACTTTGTAACACCCTTTACTGCATCACTCAAACTACCAGTAAACTTATCTGTCATAGCCTGTACTTCCTTCTGGGCTTTAAGCAGCTTAAGTCTATCTTTCTTTTGTGCCTTGTCGAGTTTTGTAGTTTTGGTTATCTGCTCTTGAAGATCATCGAGAGCTTTGGTAGTCATCCTACCCATATCAGATAATTCATCTAATGCATCTGCTTGCT